GGCCAACGCTGTCATTTCAACCAACATTTGAGTGATGTACTGGAGAGATGCGTGACCAGTATTGAATTTGAACGGGCTGAGCTCAGTTATCTGTTGTAAAACTTTCCGCAACCGCTCGATCTCGTCGGCGGCTTCATCGGGTAGGCTGCTTCCTTCACCATAACTTTCATACAATGGGTGGTTTCTCAACAATTTAACGATATCCATCACTTTTCTCCATTAAAGCTGCGCGCATCGCGGCTGAATTTTGTTTCTTCCCCAACTCTGATAGTGGATGAGCCAATATCCTTTTGCTGAAATGATGCCAAAGGTTCAACCCTATCACCTGCAAGACGCAACGCTTCCCGCAACCGCTCAATCTCGTCGGCGGCTTCAATGCAATCCGCATCTGGCCTATCTGAGTCCGCCAATTCTTCCCACGTTCCCAACCCCCATTCCACAGTTGCAATGTATTGTTCTTTTTTCGTTCGCAACCGTTCAACGATATCCATTACTCTTTCTCCGGTGCGTTTTGTGCGTCTTTCATGGCAGAAAACCAATCCGCATCCCCGTTTTCAACAAAGTTCCGGATTGCCTTTGCGGCTTGTGCGGGTGTCACTTTTCCGTAATTGTCTACCAGACCATCCCAAAATAACCAGTCTTCACCATTTTCATCTTTCTCCGCTGCATCAGCGTACTCTTGAAACGGCGGGTAGAATAATTCATGAAGATTTTTATCCTGATACTCTGCATCCTGAACAAATTGTTCCGCTCTGTCCACGGCATCATCGCCGTAGAAAATTGTACCCTCGTCTGTTCTTGGGTCGGGCATTTCCCTGTTCAAAAGCCAGCACCATCCACCAATACAGGCTACCGTGCCACAATCGTAATTGGTGTGGGCTGTAACCTGTAAATTAAAGTTCATTTGGTTCGGCTTTGGTGGGTTATCACCAAAGTTGGTTCGTGGATCAGTATGGATGAGGGCTTTTGTTTCCAGCATTTCTGCTACAGCCAACAGTGCTTCCTTCAAACCTTTTTCAGTGTCTATCTTTTTGTTCATCTTACGCTTTCTTTCCTATTGCTGTTTCAGGGGGGTTAGATACCTTTTGTCCAAGGACATTAGGTATGCCGATCACGCTTTCTCCTTCAGTGCAGTCAACAAACCTCCAAGACGAGCAGCTTTATTAAATATTTCAGTTTGGTTGTTTGATGCAATCGCATCTTCAAGTTCTGAGTTATATTGCCGCAACCACTCAATCTTGTCGGCTCTCCTAAGAGCGTTATCGGAAATGATAGCGGTGGGAGCATCATCTTTGGCAAATAATCGCAGTCGTTCAACGATATCCATCACTTCTCTCCATTAAAGCTGCGCGCATCGCGGCTAAATTTTGTTTCTTCCCCGACCCTGATAGTTGATGAGCCAATGTCTCCCAGATACCGCCGCTGTTGCTCAAACAACGGCCTGACATACGACAGCGCGTTCTCAAGCTGCTTCTCCAGAAGCGCCACGCGCTTGCGTAGTTCAATAATGTGATCCATCGTCACGGGGTCGCAATGTCTTTGTGTCATAGCGGAACCATCCCGCATCGCCCGTAAGTCTTGCTTATCTCTCTTTTCCAAAAGTTAGGCCCAGTGCGTTCATTCTCCGGTATCGGAACTTGATACTCGTGCCATCGCCAAGCCATGCAACTCTTCCCAACGCAACTCACGTCCGCAGCACGCGCCCCCATAATTGGGCAAGACATCTTTCTTGCCTCTTCCGGCGTCACATAATGTGGGTTTCTTTCATCCATCACTCTTCTCCTTTCAACTTCTCCAACAGTTCAACGCGCTCCCGCGTGTTACGCAGGATGCAATACCTCTGGTGCAACCTGACGATGAACGTAGGCCGCCTGTCGTTGTCGGTTTCATAGTCGATCAACATCCTCAGTTCGTCCTCGGTGTACGACATCAACTTGCTGTTCAGCACAACCCAATTCTCTATGCGCATCTTAACTCCTCAATCGCTATGTCGGATAGCGCCCGTCTATCATGAAGCCCCGCCCAGATCCCCTCGTCTACCGTCTTATTCGTTATAAAAATGTAGCACCACACATCGTGCTTCTGCCCGCTACGGTGCAACCGCCCGACCGTCTGCTCGTATAGTTCCAGCGACCCGCGTGGTAACGACAGGAACGCAATATGCGACCCGCCATACTGTAAATTCAGGCCATGCCCTGCGGACTTCGGGTGGACGAACAGCAGTTCAACCTTGCCGGAGTTCCACCGCTCTATAGCGTTGTCGTCGTCAAGCGTGAGCGCCTTCGGATACCGGCGCTTCAACTCTGCCAGTTCTGCTTGGTATGTGTACACCACGATTGTCGGCGCGTGTTGGTTCTCCTGCAACAACTCGTCAAGCAGATCAAACTTGTGCGTCGAGAGCCAAAACGGCGTCTTGGTCGTCTTGAACTTGCCCGGCGTTGATGTCGCCTCGGTAACGCTCTTGTACACGAACCCCGACGCCATCTGCTGCAACTTGCCCGACACAACAGCGGCGTTGGCCGCGATTATCTTGGTATTGTTGTATTCAAGAACGAGATCCTTCTTCATCTTCTCGTAATGTTTACGATCCATGTCGCACCGCATCTCGACGACGTGGAGCGGCGGCAGCGTGTCACTGTACTCGCCTGGCTCAAGCACAAACGTCGCGGGCTTGATGTGCGCCATAACCTTCTCAAGGGAACCCTTGCGCGGCATCCACTCGCCGTACTCTTTGTTCATCAGGATGAAATACTGCTGCATGAACGCGCCCTTCGAGCGGCCAAGCAAATTCTGGTCAACGATCTTGCATTGCCCGAACACATCCTCAAGCCCGTTCGACGTAAAGCTGCCCGTCAAGCCCCACCTGACGCGCATGGGTTCAATCACCTTGGCGAGCGCCTTGAACCGTGCGCCTGACGGGTTCTTGAGCCGTGTCAGCTCGTCAAACACAATGGCGTCAAAGTTCAACTTCTGAAGCGCCAGCCATTGCAGATTGTCGTAGTTCGTCACGACGATGTGCGTGTTGGCCTGCAACGCCTGCAACCGTTGCTTGGGCGTCCCGACCGCCAATGACATTGTAAGGTTAATGGCCCACAGAGGCCGCTCCACAGGCCAGACCTTCTTGACCACGCGCAACGGCGCAAGGACAAGCACACGGTTGATGTGACCGTGCCGGATCATGTCCTGCAATGCTGTCAACGTAACCGCCGTCTTACCCGCGCCCACAGGGGCAAGGATCATCGCTCTGTCGTTGGCGAAGAGGAAGTCGGCGGCTTCGTTTTGATACGGTCGGAGTTCCATTCATCTACCTGTTGAGTTGTCCACAGACACGCATAGTTCTGGTTAAGCCGTTGCATCTCGGCGGCGAAGAGTTCCTGAAGCGGCGATAGTCTGCCGCCCTTAGTCTTCAACTCGACGAACCATGTCGAGCCGTCTGGCAGACAAGCTATTCTGTCTGCCACACCACGCCGCGCCGGGGACACAAACTTGTACGACCGACCGCCCATGCGCTCGACCGCCCAATTGAAATAGTGTTCTACGTCGCGTTCCATATTTTGTTGTATAAGCCATTAAAAATTGTTTGACAACAGTTTATGTGATGTTAATGTGGATATCTCAAACGGAGAAAATATGATGAAGCACAGTAATGTTGTCGGCGGCTCTACCGCCAAGCGCGTCATGGCCTGTCCAGGATCAGTGGCGCTATGCGAGAAGATGCCGCCAAAGCCGTCAAGCACTTACGCGGACGAGGGTACTCTTCTGCATGAACTAATTGCCGAATACCTTAACATCTATACGCCAGTTGAAAAATTTATCGGGCGCACATACGAGGCGCAAACGCTGACCGAGGATCTTCTGCATGAAAAACTTCTTCCTGCAATTAAGGCGTTGGATGAAATCGACCCAAAGCAGGAGATGCAATACGCCGTTGAAACAAACGTCAGTTTTGATAATGAGGCACTGTCCGGTGTGTTTGGCTCAACAGATTTGTTGGGGCGAATTGGGGACACAGCCTACGTTATCGACTGGAAGTTTGGCGACGGGGTTCTGGTTACGGCAGAAGAAAACCCGCAACTCATGTTCTACGCCGCAGCCGCTATGCGGACACCCTCGGTCAAATGGGTGTTTGATGGAGCCACAGCAATCGAGTGCATCATAATTCAGCCGACCAGAGGCGTCAGCCGTTGGACGACGACACCTGAGCGCATCGCGCAGTTTGAGATTGAGCTTACCCGTGCGGTCAAGAAGGCGCAATCGCCCGACGCCGAATTGAACGTCGGCGACCACTGCCGGTGGTGCGCCGCCAAGCCGACCTGTCCTATGTTTACGGGAGCTGTGGATAGAGCGCTCAAGACCAAGTTCGACGCTCTGGACAATACGCTAATCGGCGCGTATCTTCTTAATGCGGATCTTCTCGAAGACTGGATTAAGGATTTGAGAAATCTGGCACTTAGTACACTCGAACGCGGTAACACCGTACCTGGGTACAAACTGGTCGCCAAGCGCGGCACAAGACAATGGGTGAGTGAGGACGCCGCTAAAGAGGTACTCCTTAACATCCTCGACGAATCTGAAGTGGTTGAGAGTTCTCTTCTCTCGCCGGCCAAAGTAGAGAAACTGCTTAAAAAGCGGGCTATCGAAATGCCGGAAGGATTAGTTGTCTCAATCTCGTCAGGTAATACACTGGCAAGCGAGGATGACCCTCGACCCAGTGCCGTTCTCATCGGGCAGCAACTCAGTGCTGCCCTTAGTAAAATAGGGATTTGATAATGTCTAATGCAGTTGGATTTGCTAATGTTAACCTTCCTTCAGTTCAGAGCCTGAGCGCGGCGTTGCGCTCACTGGACACGGGTGTGTCAAGCGGTTCTGTCATCCTGAAAATGGACAAGACAGGCCATTGGGTCTTCGGCGCTGACCAGACCGAAGTTGAAACCGGTTCTCTTTGGGCCGTCAATCCGTACTCTTTCATTCACGGGTTTATTGCGTGGGGTGAAGGCGACGTATTGGGCGAAAAGATGGTTCCGATCACGCAACCTTTGCCTGAGATGGACGATGCGCCGCCTACCGCAAAGCGCGGTTGGGAGACGCAAGTCGGTTTGTCTCTGAAGTGCTTGGATGGCGAAGACAAGGACATGGAAGTGCGCTTCGCTACCACGTCGGTCGGCGGCAAGCGTGCGGTTCAGGAGATGGCGGCGGCTATTGCTACGCAAGTAGACGCCGACGTGTCGAAGCCTGTGCCGGTGGTTAGCCTGCACAAGGAACACTATCAGCACAAGTCCTACGGTCGCATCTTCACGCCTGTGTTCAAGGTCGTGAAGTGGGTTGGTATGGATGGCGCGACTGAACCAGTCGTTGCGGATGAAGAGCCTGAGTTGGATCTTCAGCCTACTGGTCGCCGTCGCCGCCCGGCGGCAGCTTGATGCAACGGGGCGGTCGCAAGGCCGCCCCTCTTTTCTGGGTGGAACTATGCTCTGGCTTGATTTTGAGACGCGGAGCCGTTGTGATCTGAAATCACGCGGCGTGTATAACTATGCGATGGACGCAAGCACCGAGGTGCTGTGTATGTCCTACGCTTTTGATGATGAGGAAGTCCGCACATGGACGCCTGATCAACTTTTCCCGATTAAGGTGCGCGGGTATAAGGGACAAATTCGCGCACATAACGCTGCTTTCGAGCGTCTTGTCTTTTGGTATCCGTTGCAGATCAACATACCGCTTGAGCAGTTCTACTGCACAGCGACGCAAGCCCGCGCCAACTGCGCTCCAGGTTCGCTTGAGGATGTCGGTCGGTTCTCCGGCGCGAGTATGCGGAAGGATCACCGAGGCAACCAACTGATTCGCGCTTTGTCGATCCCCCGCGCAGACGGTACGTTCAACGAAGATCCTGCGCTGATGGCAGAGATGGTTTCTTATTGCGAGCAGGACGTGCGCGCTATGCGGGCGTTCAGCAAGGCCATGCGGGATCTGTCGGATGACGAGTTGCGCGACTACCACGTCAACGAGCGCATCAACGACCGAGGCGTGCAGTTGGACAAGCCCTTGGCCGAGGCGGCTATGCGCTACGCCAGTGCTGAACTGGAAGATATTCAGCAGCTTGTCACCGAGATCACCAAGGGCGCTATCACGTCTGTCCGCAGCCCTCGTATGCGTGAGTGGGTCATGGATAGGGTCGGCTCTGAAGCGTTGAAGCTGATGATCGTCTACAAGGATGGTGAGCCTAAGTACTCCATTGATAAGACCGTTCGCGCCAATCTCTTGGCGATGGACAACCCCGACGAAGTGCCGGTGGATGTCGCCGACGTTGTACAGTGCGCCGACGATCTGTGGGCCTCGTCAGTGGCAAAGTTTAGCCGCTTGGCAGAGTTGGCCGACGAGGAAGACAACCGCGTCAGGGGCGCGTTTGTGTTTGCCGGCGGGTCGGCTACAGGTCGCGCGTCGTCCTACGGCGCTCAGGTGCATAACTTCACGCGCAAGTGCGCCAAGGAACCTGAAGACGTGCGCCAGGCGATGGTGCGCGGCCATGCTATCGTGCCGCAGTACGGCAAGCGCGTGACGGATGTGTTGAAGGGTATGCTGCGCCCTGCGCTGATACCGGCGGCAGGCAAGTCCTTCGTCGTCGCCGACTGGGCGTCGATTGAAGCGCGGGTCACACCGTGGGCGTCGAACAGCCCTGCGGGTGACGCCAAGCTGAAGCTGTTCGTCAGTGGCGAGGATGTGTACAAGGTAAACGCCTCGGCGACGTTTGGCGTTCCCGTTGCCGACATCACGGCTGAACAACGGCAAATCGGCAAGGTGCAGGAATTGGCGTGCGGGTTCGCCGGCGGTATCGGCGCGTTTGCGGCGATGGGTCGGGCGTATGGCGTGCATCTGCCCGACAGCGAAGCGCAGCGCATGGTGAACGGCTGGCGTAGGGCGAACGGGTGGGCTGTGCCGTACTGGCAGGGGCTTGAGAACGCCTACACGACCGCGATGCGGAACAAGAACACAGACATAGAAATAGGCTGCATTGTGTACCACTACGACGGTCGGCATCTCTGGTATATGCTGCCGAGCGGGCGGGTGCTGTGCTATCCATACGCCAAGTTTGACGAGGACGGAATCAGCTACGCCAAGTCGGCATGGAAGCCCGCGCAGGACGCAAAGCATTGGCCGCGTGCGCGGTTGTGGAAAGGCTTAGCGTGCGAAAATATTACTCAGGCAATCGCAAACGATCTGCTAAGGTACGCGCTCAGACAGCTTGACGATGTGGTCTTGCACGTCCACGATGAGATAGTAATTGAATCAGACAGGCCGGAAGATGTTGCTTCAGAACTGAAGCGCGTAATGACGACCTGTCCGAATTGGGCAGGGGGTCTGCCATTAGCGGCAGAAGTAAAAATTATGGGGAGGTACGGCAAGTGAATTTTCTAGAACACCTGATGAAGGCTGCGCCGGATGGCGAGACGATCTTGGTCGTCAAACAAAAACCAACATCACAAAAGCACAAAGACGGGTCGGTTAAATACTTCTGGCCCGCTTATCTGCCGGATAAGTACAGAGGCGAGGGCGCATGGTACGCCAACACCGCGTCGTTTGTCGTTGACAGGTTCACCGACGGCAAGGTTCACGCAGGCGCAGCGTACTGCGATTATGTAGCGTTCATGGTGCTTGACGACATCGGCACGAAGAGCAAGACGCCGCCGCTTGAGCCGACATGGAAGATGGAGACATCGCAGGGCAACTTCCAGTGGGGTTACAAGTTCAAGTTGGATGAGCAACCGACCAAGGGCGAGTTCTCGGCGGCTATCGTCGCCATTGCCGAGGCGGGCTACACGGACCCCGGCGCTATCAATCCGGTGCGTAACTTCCGTCTGCCGGGTTCGATCAATCTGAAGGACGGTCGGGATAACTTTGCATCGGATCTTGCAGAGCATACACCTGAGCGGATGTTTACCCTGAAAGAAATCTGCGACGCGCTTGGCGTTACCCCGCATGACCCTGACACAAGCACCCGCCGCAAGCTGACGCTTGACGATAACGGTCAGGACGACGTGCTGAAGTGGATGTACGACCGAGGCGAAGTAATTGAGAACGGCAACGCCGAGGGTTGGTTCGGCGTCGTCTGCCCTAACGCGGCGGAGCATAGCGACGGCAACGCAATGGGCCGTTACCATCCGTTGAACCGCGCATACACCTGTTTTCATGGTCACTGCGGCGACTGGACTTCACGCCGCTTCCTGTGCTGGGTAGCGGAAGAGGGCGGGCCTAAGCATGAGCATGGTCTGCGCGAGGAGTTGATTGCCAAGGCGATGAACGAGGCGCTCAGTAAACTTAGCCCGACTGCGGCGTTTCCAGACGCCGCTGCCGAGGTCATCGCCGAGATAGAGCGCAAGGAACTCGGCCGCGTTGAGAAGGCAGACTGGTACAAGAGGTTCGCCTACATTCAAGAGGACGAGGCGTTCTTCGATCTGCAAGACCGGCGCGAGATTTCGCGGTCAACATTCAACGCGCTGTTCCGGCACATCACCTGTAAGTCGATCCACAACGGACGTCGCATTGAGGCGTCCGTTTGCTTTGACGAGAACCGTCAGGCGATGGAAGCCAAGGTGTTGGTCGGCATTACCTACGCCGCAGGCGAGAGCGTCCTTGTAGCGCGTGACGGTGATGTTTACGGCAATCGGTGGCGCGATGCCCGTCCGCATAGCGCGCCAGGCGACGCCCAACCTTGGCTTGACCATGTAGCGTTGCTGATCCCCGACGAGCGCGAGCGGCAACATCTGCTCGACATGATGGCGTTCAAAGTGCAGAACCCTACCATCAAGATCAACCACGCCGTGTTGCATGGCGGCGATGAAGGCTGCGGCAAGGACACAATGTGGGCTCCGTTCATCTGGGCCATCTGTGGGCCAGGTCTGAAGAATAGGGGCTTGGTTGACAATGACAGCATCTCGTCCGCGTGGGGTTACCACCTTGAAAGCGAAGTGCTGATCATCAACGAGCTGAAGGAAGCAGATGCCAAAGAGCGCCGGGCGTTGGCGAACAAGCTAAAGCCCCTGATAGCCGCGCCGCCTGAGATGCTGCCGATCAACCGCAAGGGCTTGCATCCGTACATGATGCTGAACAGGATGTTCGTCTTGGCGTTCTCTAATGATCCGGTTCCGATCTCGCTACCGTCGCAGGATCGTCGGTGGTTCTGCGTCTGGTCGCACGCACCGCGCATGAACGAGGACGACGCGACGCGGCTCTGGAAGTATTTCCAAGATGGCGGCTTCGCCGCTGTCGCGCATATGTTGCAGACCCGCGACGTGTCGGCGTTCAACCCGGCGGCTACCCCGTTTATGACTGACTTCAAGATCAACTTGGTTGAGAGCGGCATGAGCCTCTTGGAAAGCTATCTGATGCGCATGATCGTAAACCGCGAAGGTTCGTTTACGAACGGCGTCATCGGTGGGCCGTTCCACGCGCTGTGCGACACGCTATCGGTATCAGCACCCAATGGCATGAAGATCCCGCAGTCCGCGTTGCTGCACGCGCTGAAGGAAGGTAAGTGGATTGACAAAGGCCGCTTGGCGTCCGCGAAGCATGGCACGAAGAAGCACATCTTCTGTGCGCCTGAATACACCGATTGGTCTAAATCCGATCTGCGGGACTTCATAGAGCCTAAGCCGCAACCGAAATTTAACATTGTATAAAAACATAAATGGTTAAATAAAAAGTAAAGCGCCCGCCGGGGGGTCATCCGGCGGGCGCTAAGGCGTTCTGGGAGGAACGCTTAGATGTCTAGCACGGCTCCTATGATGCCGACAAGTGCTAAAGATACTATTGCGATGATCATCGGGGCCACGCTATCGCAATAGCTGTGCAGAAAACAATTCCTGCTAAACAGTACATGATCCGATCAGCCATTTTTTGACCATATCTTCTTACGCGTCACCACATCCGGCATTGGCTCGGCTGGCGGCAGTTCAGGGTGATCTTCAGCAATCAGCGCGGCTATGTCCCGCTCGACCGCATCCATCGGCGACGGCGCGGCTAGGCTCGCCAGTTGAGCGTATCCGGCAATGTCGTCCCAATGGTCGCGAAAGTTCGGGTCACCGCTCAGGATCCGCGCCAGTTTAGACGCGATCATCTCAATGGCCTCGGCTTGCGGCTCGGTAAGCCGATTCCAGTTCTTGGACAGCATCATGGCTGTTTTGAGCTTCTGGCTCATCGCGGCTGTCGTCGCATACTGCCCGTGGGTCTTCTCGCGTTCGTTTAGCATTTGATCCTCTTTCTAACACCGCCTGCGCGGCTACTGTTGACGTGTAGTGGTAAGTAATCTGGCCGTCGTGCGTTGTTGCGCGCCATTGGCCCTTCCATCTGTTGAGGCTGATCCAACCAAGGCGGTTGTCTTGCTCGTCCGCAACAATGAAACAGTCATCCCCGTCGTAGATTAAGTTCATAGCGTTTGATCCCATAATAGACAGTGCTGTGATCCCGATCACCTATGTAGCGCCCGATCTGGGGCAGCGACAGGCCAAGTTCTTTGCTTAGCCGATAGTAGGCCAACATCCGCGCATCGATAAATTTTTTACTGCGGTTGTGGCTGATCAACTGATCCATTGTGACGCCGTGCGCCGCGCAGACCTCGCGCAGGATCAGTTTCCATTTCGGAACGCCTGCAACGCCTGCAACCTTCAGCAGTTCATGCGCCTCGCGAAATTGCTCGCGCATGGATATTGATAGCGGTGGCGGTGGCGGTGGCGGTGGCGGTGGCGGTGGTGGCGCTACACTAGGTATAGCGCCCGCCCATAGCCTCGCCCTGACCGCCTTATAGTGTTGCTGCAAGTCGTTCATCTGTGATCCTTCCCGAATCCATGCGTAATATGTAAACCCGCGCCTCGGGGTGCGTTTTGCACCAGTGGTCGTAAACCATTTCGGCGTCGGCGAAATTGTCTTCGACCGTATCATCGGCGAAATCGTCTTCGATCACCGCAACATAATAATCTACCTTGTCATAGCGGCCCATCATTGCACCCTTTCGATCCGATAATCGCCCGCATCATTCGCAAAAACCACTTAGTCATTCGAGCGTTGCTCACCCATTTAGCCGCAGGGCCGTCTATGTGGTGGCATTTGCCGTTGAGCCACCATTCGCGGGAGCCGTCCGACCATTCAACCGCAGGGCCGTCATCGCGGTGACGGTTACCGTTGAGCCACCATTCGCGGCGTCCACTTGCCCATTCAATCGCGGGGCCGTCGATATGATGCAATTTACCTTTGCCGTCTCTGTGTATAATCGTGAATTTTTGCCCCATCACTGAACCCCTTCAATCCGATAATCGCCGGCATCATAATCCGGCATTTCCTGTAGCAAGTCGTCAATCTCGGCCTGCGCTTCCGCAACCGTGTCAAACACCCACGGCACGCCGTCAATCGTCCAACAGTTAATCCAGCCATCGACATAGGTTCGCGTCAATACTTGATAAGTCATTGTCCTGCCCTCAGATGTGCGATGATCGACGCCGCGTCGCGCATGATGATAGCGTTCGGGTAGGTAGCCGCAACATATGCGGCAACCGTCGCGCAATCGGGCATTGCGTTCATCGTATAAAGATTGCCGCCAGCTTTGAAGCAAAACTTTTTCAGATACTTTTTAGCGTCTTTTTCCAGTAGGTGTTCGTTTAGCAAATCGTCGATCATGCTATCCAAGTCAGGCGCGATTGTAACGCCCTGATACACGGTAGCGGGCCGCGTTTTGGCGTAGGCGTCCGCTTCAGCTAGTGAACCCTTGACGTACTCGCAATAGCCGTGAGCGCCACCACACCCGCGATTTGTAACGGATAGCACCTTGACGCCATCGCGGTACACATCCGCGCTAAAACACGTCGTTTCCTCTGACATCCGCGTATTAACGGAAACATTCTTGATCGTATACATTTAAGACCCCTCTCAATGACACTAGCCGCCTATCGGCTAGCTTGTGATCCGGCGGCATGACCGCCGGACTGCAAGCTAGTCAACAAAAGTTAATACTTCGTTCCAATCGTCGGTTGATAAATAGAATTCGCTTGTCGTCATGTCGAAAACCGAAAACCGAAAACCGCCCGAATACTCGCGGTCATCGGGGTTCGCGAAGTTAACGAATATTTGATAGCCGTTTGACTGCCATGAAGGGCAGACATCATTGCGCCATGAAATGTCCATCCAATCTTTCGGGATGAAGGGAAGCGTCGCCATGTCAAATTCTGGAAATGCGTCGTTAATCATGATTGCACCTCTTTGACTGGTTCAATCGTGAATTGACGCAAGCGATCCGTCATCACGTCACAGCACTCGTCGTCGTTCTCGTCCGCTTCGGCGGCAATAACCCATCCGAAACGCTTGCCAATGAAAGCAATACCCGCGTCATGCGTCGGGCAATCGCCCCATATGCGCAAGCCATAACCCGTAATTTCCGTGATCTGATACATCATAACCCCCACAAAACGATTGCAGTAACGAAAGCGCCTAAGCAGGCAATTTCTATGATATCCGTAACAAAATCTTTTAACATGATCAACTCCTTTTATGTCGATTTTTAAAGTTTATTACAAATAATTTAATGAACGGTTAACGTGATCCAATTTGATCAAATTTTGATCCAACTGATCCGGTCGTGATTTAGTCGCGGGACAGTCGCGGGACAGTCGCGGGACAGTCGCGGGACAGTCGCGGGACAGTCGCGGGACAGTCGCGGGACAGTCGCGGGACAAGCGGAAGCAAGCTCGCCTGGCGAAGCCCGGCGAGCGGTTAGGCAAGCGTCAATTAAGACGCTTGCGATATTGCTAG